ATGCGACCATCCCTCCTTTATACTCTACAAGGCACTTATATCTGTCGAACCAGCGGAGGAGATGGTTGAGATCGATTGAATTGGCTCCGAAATCATCTATGATAACATCCGTCTCGAACATGTACCCATTCCACCACTTAGTCTTGGGACACTTGATGTATGCATCTGGGAGAAGTTCATGGGCGAGTTTGGACTTCCCCACACCGGGAGGTCCAGTGAACCACCATACGTTTATCTCTGGGCGATGTATTGGCTTCTTCAGGGCTATCCAGTTTTGAATAAGAGATTTTCCATTATAATAATATTCTCCAGCAAGAACATTAAAGACAGCTTCTGTAGACTTGGTAGCCTCCAACGCTTCATGGACTATGAGGGCCTTATCCTCACGGTTCAGCTTTCTAGATTCACCTGACTTCTCATAGCGATCTTTCGGTTTGGGGCCAGATTCCCAGATGTCTGTACCCTTAGTACAATAGATATAGTTTTGCTCAAGAGTACCACGAGCCACCTCGAGATGTAATCTTTTTGTAAGGATCTTTTGAATGGCTGTAAATCGTACTTGTTTAAGCATACGAAGGTAACCCTGCAAGTGAGGGGTTCCGGTGGTAGGGGCTATCTCGTGACCGAACACCATGTACTCTATCTCAGGGTGAGGAGTCTTAAGGATTTCGAGTTCGGATGGAACAGGGTTATTGAGGGTGAAGCAAAAGTATTTGGCTCTTTGGTTAGATTTAGACATGATTGAATGATTTGTAAGGCGAGTAATGGATGCAATTTATAGGTGTAAATAATAATAAATTAATAACCGTAAAACGCGGAATTGGAGTAGGAAATGGCGGGATATGGTATTGAAGATTGAAGTGTCTAGACATAATATTTAATTGCAACTAGTTATGGATGTGTTGACTGGTCAAAGTGGATTGAAGAAAATGGATTGGATCGAAGAGTTACTAGGAAATTGAGGCTAGTAACTAAAGTCTTCGATCCTTTTTTGGTCAATGAAATTAATGGGCCGGATATGTATGGGCCGGATATGTAATGGGCTAGCACGGCAATGAGTCGCCTACGGCGACATACTTCATAAAGATGTAAACACCTCCATCGGTTGTTCCGGCAAGTATGGTTGTTACGGCAAATCTTGTGACTTTATGTGCGTTATAGTAACAGACTACGGCTGTTAATACCTTTCCCGGACCAATTGACCTGCGATCAAGTGAATCTAAAACATTGTCATCATCAAGAAATAGTTATGGAGATCGATGAACATTAAACGCTACGCTTTATTAATAATTTAATAATTTAGGTAAGGTTGGGGAATTACCTGAAAATAATAACTTTATTATTTAATTGCGAACATTACATCCGTAAACAGGGCAATAATGATACTGATACACATCAGGTGGACACTTAGGGAGAACACAAGTACAGGGCTGTTTGAACAGATAGACAGACCAACTGTTTACATAAACACTTTGTAACCTAGATGGGGGTCTGGGCTGGAACTGAGTACCATAACGATACTTTACAGAACTTGGATTAGTAGAAGCCTGAGACTTAGACTGCAGAATCCTGATCTTCTTGTGCACCGGACTTGCATGATTGGGCTGACATTGGACTTCCTCTTGTGCTATGGCTCTCATCTTTAACGAATAGGGCTGGGCATCCTGCACTTGAATGGGCTGGACTTCCTTCTTGGAATCTTGATGGACTTCTTTCTCTAGACATCCTTCCGGAATTGACATCTTCATCTTCTAAGAGAGCGGGAGGGAGCAATTGATTTTTTATAGCGTGATATGATATTTTGAATTGTTCAGGTGTAGACCTATATATAGACTCCTTCCCACAAGAAATATATTCATTAGGATACTTCCCGCCAAAATTGCATATTCGGAGCCGGCGCTGGAGGGCTGGGTACTGCGCGTGAGTCGCGCTGCGCTTCCTCCCATCTTCATTGTAAGTTTCTTCTTTGAAGAGGTCCTCTGGTTGGAAGTTAGATGTGATTATAAAATTAACAGCGTGTAATGCGACCATCCCTCCTTTATACTCTACAAGGCACTTATATCTGTCGAACCAGCGGAGGAGATGGTTGAGATCGATTGAATTGGCTCCGAAATCATCTATGATAACATCCGTCTCGAACAT